AATAGAAAAATCCCCTAATGATCCATTATTATTTTTTTCTAAAACATAAACTGGATTTGTAGTTGAAGGTTTAGTTAAAGGAGAAGAATTTACGTAAACTAATTCGTTTGGCAACACTTTGTCTACTTCAATAAATTCACCTGAAGAGTTTGTGAACAATATTGTGCCTAATCTATACACGTCGCTATTAAGTGCAATTTTTCTACTGCTTACTTCGCTAACCTCTACGTTATCAAACAAAGCAAAGTCAGTAGCACCAGTATTACCGTTACCAGATATAAATAGCTTTAGATTAGTAAAGTTTCCAATCGCACTAGCATAAACGTCTAAAGTGCTACTAAATCCAGGTCCAATGGTTGGAGAAGGAACTCCATTAAAAAGAATGCCAGCAGTTGCCGTTGCGTTACTTGCGCTGGTGTTTAAGCTGCCAGTGTTAACGCTAACCCTAGCTCTATATAAAGTTCCAGGAGTTGTAGCAACAGCTTGAGTCGTTCTAAATACATTGTTAGCCGCGTCGTTTTGTAATTTTAAACTTCCAGTACCGACATCATGCGATTGACTACCTCCGTTTTCTGCAGCAGAAACTCCGGCAGTAAAACCAGTGATGTTATCATCAAAAGTTCCATTAGTAACTAAATTAGATCCAAAAGTAGCTAAATAACCAGGGGTGTTTGTAGTAGAAACAACTGTAGCTTGATTACGTTTAAATATAGATATTTTTTCATCAAGACCTTCCAGCATATCAGAGTACTCAGTGTCGTTGCCGTGAGTTCTGTTAAATTGATTTAAGTCGTAAAAATATTGTTCAAATATTTCTAGCTGAGCTTGATTAGCAAACAAGTTAAATTCTTGAGGCGTGATGTAGCCTCTTTGCTCTTTATTGGCGATTGCCAAAACTCTTTGATATACTGTGTCTATGCTTATCGCCATTTATTTGTATTTTTATTATAGATGTTGAACCACCTAAAAAGGTGATCCAACTCTATAAATAATCACTTAGTTTAACCGCTTTTCAATATTGGAATATATTTCCATACCTTCATCAGTTTTAAACCATGCAGCTAACGCAGAATAAGGGTGTTCATCAAATGGAACTGTCATTAATTTTCTGTCGTTTGAACCCCAACTAAAAGTTCTTTGATCAGAAGATAATTTTATAATACCTGACTCTGTGGCTCTAATACCAAAGTTTCTAAGAACTACGTTTTCATCATTAACTAACTCTAAGAATAAATCTGGATTTTTCTTAGCGTATAGTAGTAAATCTCTTCTAAGCTCCTTAGAACTCATGTCTGTTACCTTAGACCCCACTTCTACTCTCATGATAGCTTCAGCCATATCAATATCAATATTTTTAGCAGCGTTTAAAGCTTCTATTTCTATCTCTATAGTTTCTATTTCGCTAACAGCGTTTGCAACTGGTTTTTCCTCATAAAACAATTTGTCTCTATCAGGGTGGTATAACGAAAGAAGTTTTTGTAATATTGTTTTTTCTCTTTCAACTATTAGCATGCCGTTTCTAAAAACAATATGTTCTAGTCTTTGATCCCCTACCATCTCATCTGCAAATACTGTTTTTTGATTTTGACAATACTTAAGTTCTCTTTCGTAACCTTTTTCTTCATCAAACCAATGTATGTTTGCAGATCTAATAGATCTTGATAACGGTTTTTTACTTCCTCTTAACCTGTATATTCTATTTTTTATTTCCCAACCATCTTCAAGAGTCTTGTATTTTTTCTCAACTCTTTTTGGTTTTTCTACAACTGGAGCTTCTTCAACAACAGTTTCTTTAATAGTAACAGGTTTCATTTCGTTAGTAGCTTTTACTTCAGGTGCTACTTCAACCTTTTTAGCTTGTTTTTTTGCCATAATATAATATAATAAAAATTAATAAAAAAGATCGAGGGCCGTAGCCCTCGACCATAATTGATTTACTTCATTAACATGAAGTTGTTAGCAGCTTGTGTCACTAAACATCTTTCAGATAAATAGTGAACTTGCATTGCGTCAAGCGCAGATGTAGTAGCTCCAACAGAACCAGTAACCCAAGTTTTCATTCTTCGGTCATCAGTTTGAGAAGCTCTATAACGTACGTGTAAGAAAGGACGCTTAAGGTTCTTTCCTAAAGCTTGATCGTAAACAGAAGATACACCAGCTGGGATAACAACTCCACGGATAGCTGCGCTACCTGCTCTGTCATTAATACCACCACGTGTAGCTTTGTCGTTTAAGTAACGGAAATCAGACTTATAAAAGTCATAAGATCCTCTACGGAAACCAGAGAAGCCTAAGTTTAGCGCCATGTCTTCAGAGTTGTCAAACACACCGTAAGATGTGCCGCCAGCTCCGTAAGAGTTCATAGAAGCTAACATATCGTCCATAGCTAGAGACGTAGCTCTGTTTACAAACATCATGTTTTCTTCAATAGCACCTTGCTTATCAAACTCTGCTAAAATAGCGTCAAACTCAGCTAAATCAGTAGCAGCGTTTACACCAGTTACACCAGAAGTAATATTACCTCTAGACTCAATAGCAGCGAATAAACCTTCAGTACCAGAACCACCAGCACCAGAGTCAGCAGCGCCTCTAATTTGTCCATCGTCACCAAAGCCGATGATAGAGTTAGCAACTGTTAATTCACCTTCTAACATAGACATCTCTAAGTAGTCAGTAAAACGAGCTCTAGTATCACCTTCAGCTTTTAAGTACCAGAAGTAACCACTTTGTCCTTCTTCACCAGAAACTTCAACCCAACCAATTTGAGCAGCATCAGATCCAGAGATCTCATAGTAGTCTTTTAATATGATTGGCTTGTTAGAAAATGATTTGAAAGCAGGAGAAAGAGCTTGTCTCTTGTTAGATCTAAAAGTACCAGTATCATCTGTATACTCTTGACCTTTACCGTACTCAGAACCAATAACTAATAAAGTAGCAGTTCCATCAGAAAGTCCTGCAGCAGCGCCTGTAGCAGCAGCGTAAGGCTCAAAACTTACAACAGCAGATTCTGGAGTTTCAACGATAAGAGCTTTAACGACAACACCCGCTTGTGCGATTAATACAGTGTCGTTAGTTCTAATACCGTGATTAGCTACAACAAATCCGTCACCAGCAATATTTCCGTCAATGTCAGATACTACAGTAAAAGTACCGTTAACATCTCCATCAGCGTCAATAGTTCCGATATAAGATAAGTGTAAACGTGATTGTTCAGACCAGACAACTTGATCAGATGTCATAGCCTCTTCAGCACCTACTTGAGAAAGAAATCCTGAGATAGTTCTGTTTCCAAAAACCTCAGCTTCTTTTTCCATAAGTTCTGGCAAATATTGTTGCGCCCAGTCATTAGACCCGGACGTAAAGTCAATGTAATTGCTAGCAAGCGTTTGTTGCTGTGGAGCAGCTACGCTGTTTAACAATGTTCCATTAGTAATAGCCATAATTTTTTAATTTAAGCGTTAATAATTAATTTTTGTTTTTAATTTTAAACTTAAAATCATTGGAACTTTCACCTAACACTTTAAACTTTAAGCCGCCAGCTTCTACTTCACCATGAGACTGTCTTGGACTCATGCTTACATTTTTGCTTTTTGCGACACTCTCCTTGAGAGCATCGGCTTTACCTTGCTCATAAAAGTGTTTAGCGACAACATCAGGATTCATTGCTGTAAATAAAGATTTATGATAACCCTTAGCGTCTGACATTGTATTATCTTCGTTCAAAAACTTTTTGACAAAGTTGTTAATGTCGCTTTGAGTTGTCTTAACCTTTTCAGCATCCTTAACGTTAAACCTATATTTTTTATCTCCGACGTTATATTCAAAACCTTTGAACTTGTCGTTAAAGACCTCATTAGTCTTTTTGTTAAATTTAAGTTTAGCGGTTTCTGCCACCTTTTGGTTTTCCTCAGATTCCTTGTTATATCGATTAAAAAAGTCCCAAGCTTTTTGCTGTTCAGGCGTTAAGCGTGATCCTGATTTAATCTCCTCGTAATATTTAGACTTTTGCCCGTCTAAGTAGGCTTTAGCACTGGCAACTTGCTCTTTTAGCGCTATCTTTTTCTTTTTAATATCTTTTTCATCGTCTACTTCTTCGTCAAAGTTAAACTGGTCTTCAATTAAAAAGTCTATTTCATCAGCCGATAAATGCGGCTTTGTAACTTTGTAATACTCTGTCAAAGCTGTTAAATTATCTAGCTCAGAGTAATCTCTGTTTAAATCAACGTAATCTTGAAGCGAACCTCCAGTTTCATCCATAAAGTCTATTAACTTTTGAATATTTTCTGGTAAATCTTCACCGGTCTGTTGAGCTTCGCTTACGGCCTCTTGTACCTCTTCAGCTAGCTCTTTAACTTCTTCAGTTGATTCTTCAGTAACCTCTTCTAAAACTTCTTCAAGTTCTTGTGTTTCTGCTTGCGGTTGTATGTCTTCTTGCTCTTCTGTGGTAGCGGCACTTTCATCGCTTGCAACCACTCGTGAGTCGTTAACTCCACCTCCATCAGCTTCTGGCTCTGTTGTTTCTTCTTGGTCTTCATTGCTATCTATTGGTTTGTTTAAGTCTACTTTAATAACATTGTCATCTCCAGCGCTTTTAAATTTGCTTTCATCAACAATCTGCTCTTTAGTAGTTTCTTCTTGTGTAGTTTCTTCAACTACGTTTTCATTTTCTTCCATAATATAAAATATAAATTAGTAATTATCTAGGATCAAATCCACCTAAATCAAATCCACCAAGTGTATCATTACCTGCAGACTCAAAGTTTTTAGGTGAACCACCTGTTTTTCTTTGATCAATAAGTTCACTTTGTTGAGAGGCCTGTATTTTAGTTCTCTCATCTTTTCTATCTTCTTTTTGTTTTTCCTTGCTTTTCAATGTTTCAACTTCCATCTGCTTAAGTTGCATGTTCATTTGAAACTCTAATTGCATAAGCTCTTTTTTAACTTGAGCCTCTTGATTTAGTTTTTGAGCATCTAGTTGTCCTTGTAGTTGAGCAAGTTGAGCTTTTGATTGAGCCATAACTTGTTCTTTTTGTGCTTCAAGTTGAGCGGCGTTTTGAGCTGCTTGAGTATTAGACTGTGTTTGAAGCTGTATGTTTCTTTCTTGCATTTGTTGATCTTGCTTCAACTTATCTTTTCTTCTTATCTTTAATAATTGATTAGCAAGACTAACGTTTCTTATTTCTCTAACATCTATAGCGTCCTCTAAGTTTATGTTGTTTTGAGACAAAGCCTGCTGGATATTATTTTCTAGCAAAGCTTTTTCTTCTTCATCTGGAGCAAGCTCTAAGAATATTCCAAAATCGTAAAGATGAAGACTACTAAGCTCTTCTAAAGTTCCTACGTTATGAGAACCTATTGCTTCTATAAAAGCTTCTTTAGTTGGGGAATACTCTATTACATCTGATATTCTAAGAGACAAAGACTCAGCAACATCACTTGATAAATACAAGCCAGCTTGAAGTATGTGTCTTGTTGCTGTGTTTGAGTTAGCAGCCGCTAGTTTTTGTATGCCGACCAAAGCGTTCGCATCAGGCGTGCTACCATCTCTAGCTTCATTTAGCCCGGTTGTATCTCTAATCATTTGTAAGTAGTAGTTGTAATTAGCTATTAAGCTTTGCATTTTACCTCCACCATTACTACTTCTTATTTCTTGTATAGGTACTTTACCAGGATTCATATCACCATCAGCCGTCATTGATCTACCAATAACAGAACCTGTTTGGAAGAACATGTTTAAAGCCTCTTGCGGATTATAATTTGTTCCATTACCTAAATCAACTTCAGCTAAACCGTCCGCGTCTAAATAAACACCGTCTGGAACCATACGTGACATTACTTGTTGTAGCTTTAAATGAGTTAACTGTATCATATCTGCAAAACCAGTTATACGGCTAACTAAAGACTCTATGCGGCCTTTATACATTCGAGGAGCAACAATGCTATAATTCATTTTAACCTTAGTGTAGTCGCTTTTTGGTCTCATCATGTTTTTTGACATCTCCCATTTTAAAAGCTTTTCAGTACCTAATATTAAAGCGCCTTCATACAAGCACTCTACGTTTTTTTGTAGTTTAGAAAAGTTTTCAGCACCTTCTGGCGGGTTAAACGTATCGTCTTTTTCGATAGCTTTTTGCATACCTGAACCTGTTTCTTTTAGCTTATAAACCTGGTTCATATATGTTTTATAATTAAAGTAAAGAACTTTAATTTTGTTCGTGTCTTCTTTTTCGTTAGAATAGTTTTCAGGTCTCTTGTTAGGTCCTTTTTGTATTTCTTCTAAATCTTGCTGTGTTAAATGAGGGAACTGTTTAACAAGCTCGTTTACTGGTATAGACTTTACCTCTCCAACATAGTATATATCATCAAAATAAGGCGACTCAGTGTAAGAATAAACTAAGTCAGCTGGATCAACATAATCTATAATAATACCTTCAGAAGTATTAAAGTTTGTTTTTACAGCACCAATACCTAGTACTGTTAAATCGTAATAAAACCTTTTTCTTGTAAGCTCGTACTTATTACCATCAAACAATACATTTAAAGCTTGTTCTTCAGCTAGCTCTATAGCTTGCTTATAAGAAAGCTGCATATGAAGCTTAAGTTCTTCTTGAGTTTTAGGCAAAGCTTTAGGATCGTTTTCGTACATATTTATCCCAAAAGCTTTACCTACATAGTCATTAAACTCTTGAGTCTTCATGTCTTTAAGTATAGATTCCATATACTCAGTTCTTAAAGTAACTCCATAAGGATCTTGAGAGTACGCCTTAATATCGTATGTTCTTTCAGATATACCGTTAACAACAATATCGACAAACTTAGGTATTATTGGCACTGGCTTCCAGTCTAAATTTAAATAGCTTAAGTCGCCGTTAATAGACAATTCGTCTTTATATTTCTGTATAGATTGTTCTCCTCTAGCGTATAATCTTAAGTTGTGAAAGTTTCTCTGACTATGACCGTGCATGTTATAGCTAGAGCCTTTGTGAGATGTGTTATCACCATACCATTCAGTTTCTATAGCCTTTGCCACTTTCAAACCGTAGTCATAGCTAACTTTTTCTATATCGCTAACTACTTGGCTTGGAAAATAACTATTACTAGAATATGCCATATTTATTTTATTATTTTAGAAGTAAAGCCATCGTTCTTATATCTAGCTATACCTAGGTTTATTTTTTGTTTTGTTCTATTAGCTGTTGGTCTATAAAGGTGTCTATTGCAAGCCATGATTGCTAAGCCTGAACTTATAGAGGCATCGTGCTTTGTTCTTTTATTTATATCAAACTTTGCCCAGTCGTTTAGTGTTTCGTTAAAATAAACGCTACCATAATTACCGTTTTGCAAATGACCAACGTGATCATTAATATACATTTCAATAGCAGCGGCATGAGCTTGCTTTATATCTTCGCTAGAGTTAGGTATACCACCTATTTCTTTTTCAGCTGTTGAAAGCTTGCCCCATACTTTATCTGGTCTATTCATGCTAAATCCTCTATAACCTCTTCTTTTAAAATAATAAAGTAATCTTGGTTTATTATTTTCTGCTAACAATGGCATGCCATAAAACACACAAGCCATAAGAACATCTTCGAAAAATATTTCAGCGGTTTGTGGTCTAGCTATATATTCTAAAAAAAGCTGGTTTATTGGTGCGTTGTCCATGCTAAATTTAGTTAATCCATGAAGAGATCCGTTGGATCCTCTACCATCAACAGTACCACTAATATCATAACTATCGCAGCCAAAGGCACCCATGTGTTCATTTCCAGGATATTTTATTCCATTTTTAAGTATTACTCGGTTTTGTAAATTTCTATCAGGAATCCAACTAACTTTAAACCTACCGTTAGGATCTGGATGAAATACAACTTGAGTATCTTTTACTCCGTTAGTCCATTGAAAAGCACCTTGAGTAACTACAGAAGAATTTCTATTGCCTTCATTATAATCTATTTGTTCGTATATTTTGACTAAGTTAAACAGGCTATTTTTTGTTTCGTCTCTAAACGCGTGCTCTTCAGTTCTAGGAAACTGCCTGTAAAATTCATTTAAAGCGTCTTGGTCTTCTTTTAATCCTTGAGCTTCGTTTTCCCAATGATCTATAACTCCAATATCAATTAGTTCACCGTCTGGTCCGTGTACATCATGATCTGGCGTATTAAATACAGGCTGTCCGTATCTGTCAATAAATCCTTCAAAGTTCCACTCCATTGGTACAAACAAAGAATATAAACCAGACTTTGTTTGTCCATTACGGTTTCTACTTGCAACATTTGAGTCATTGTACAGTTTTTTAAAATTTTCTCCACCTTTGTCCAGCGCGTTAGATGTTGAGCCCATCATGCATTTACCAATTACGCGAGCACCTAATCTTAAACAAGTTTTTGTTACCCGCCAGTTGTTAAGTATGTTGTCAGGCCTTTCCCATTTACCACTTTCATCGTGTACTAGTAAGTTGAGTTTTTCACCGTCATAGCTGTTATCACCTGTGTTTTTCCAGTCAATAGTGGTGTCAAGCCCAACTAACTCTTCTTGTTTCTCATTTGCGGTTATTTTCTTACGCGTAAACTTGCTAGCAGGAATCCTATAAGCAAGTTCACTTTTAGGTCTGTCCATACCATCTTGTATAGGCTTAAAGAAAAATGGGTAGTTAATAGATATTGGTACAACCTTGTCAGTAAACATTTTTTTAGCATCTGCCCCTGATTTTGATAATATACCATATCTAGCGTCTGAAGATATTGTAGCTTGATTTACCGTTTCTGCAGAAGACATAAAGGAAAAACCGCTACGTCTGTTTTTTAAATAACACATACCGTAACATCTTTTGTCAGCTTTACAAGCTTCCCAGAATATATAAAACAATCTATTAGCTTCTCTAAAATCTGGAGCGCCAACATCAATCTTGCTCCACTGAAGATACATATAGTGGCTGCCAGTAATATATGTAGGCTTACCATTATTCATAAACCAAAAACCCTCATCACGACGCTTAAACTCTTCGTCTATATAGTCGTACCATTGTTCCTTTTGATCTTCTGGATAAGCTCTCCAATCAAATATGTTTTTTAGTCTACTTAACTCCTTAGGATAATCTAATCTTTGCCACTTATCTATTTTGCTTTGCAGCTTCCCTGGCACTGCTGGCAGCGCAATTCGCAAACCTTGGATCTCGAGTATTTCACCAATTCTTCCAGTCTTGCTAATAACAACAATGTCATTTTCTTTATTGTATCCATAATCCCAATTACGTTTTTTGTTAAGTCTACTTATAGTAGTGTTCTTAACGGGTTCAACAACTTTATATAGTGTTTGATTATACATTATTTAGACCTTCCCTCAGCAAAGCCCTTAAATGCTTTTTCTTTTTTCTCTTCAGGCTCTTTACCTTCTAACATATTTTCCTCCTCTTGTATACGGTTTAGTATTTCAAAAGCATCAAATATAGCTAGCTTCTTAGTGGCCGCGGCGTTTTTAAGCCTATCAGCTGTAATATCATCGCCACTATCAACAATAGCTTCTTTAGCAACCTTAATAAGCTCTTCAACGGCTTTATGCCCAGCTTGGATTATACTCTTCTTCGTTTCCTTGATGTTCATATTTAATTGTAATAAACTTAGAGTAAACTCTGTAAAGTTTTTCGTTGTCAATAATAAATTCATACTTTGAAAATGGTTCAAAGCCTACAACATCTCCTTTGTTAAAATCTCCGTCAGCATACTTAATTATACCTTTAGTTTTGTGCTCTACATCAGTATCAAACTTGTAGTTAGATTTTATAGGTTTAACAAAACAAAAGCCTTGCATTGGTTTCCAACCAAGCGTTGACTTGTAAGCAAATATCTGATCTTTGTTAACAAAGTACATGTCTTCACTGTAGTAAGACTTGCTGTTTCGCTCTTTACCTTTCATGTCGTGCCATCTTCTAAACACGTTGTGATGAACTATTACTACGTCTCCAACTTTAAGCTCAGAGTCTTCGTTTATAGGTAAAGCTAAAATCTCAGCTTTTCTATTGACGTATTGATGATTAAACACCTCTGTATTGACAATCAAACTTTTACCGTCTACATCCACGGAGTTATTGTATCTTTCACCTAAAGGCTTTATAATATAGTTGTTTAAAGACTTCATCAGTACTCTAAGTTGTACTCTACAGATATTGCCATATTTTTGTTAAAGTCTTTCCAAGGTAAAACGTTTTTACCTTTTCTTATGTATATACTATACTTTTCTTCTTCTTCAATAATATCGCATATAGTATGACCACCATACACTTCCTGATTAACAGAATAGTGCATGGCGTCAATTTTGTAGTCTTTGCCTATTGTAATTTTACGAATCAGCTTGCTCATCTTCTTTTTCTCTTATAGTGCCATCGCTGATGTTAATATCTACGTCACCATACTCTTCTTTGAGCTTTTCTTGAATACTGTTAGCCATCGCTTGAAATTGAGTAACGTCATGAAGAATTTTATGCTTCTTAATTTCAATTGAGCCAATATCTGACTGAGCGGCGTTAATAGCTCGAAACACAGCCTGTATTTCTTTTAATTGTTCGTCTGTAATTTTTTTAGGCCCAAGGTCTTTAACCTTAGGCGTCTTTCTTTTTGCCATTTGATTTAATTTAATTTAGTTAATAATTATTATAAGCATTTCTGCTTTTTTGCGTTTGTTTAGCTGTTGCTTCCTGATCTAGATATATAGTCTG